ATAGCTCCTTCAGCAACTTCAGGAAGCGCTACTTTGCCTTCTAATCCAGTTGGCTTTGTAGAAATGACTATTAACGGCAAAATTTATAAAGTTCCTTATTACAATCCATGAACCTAACAAAACCTGATAATTCCATAGAAAAAGTTAAATTTCGTCAAGATATTATGACTGTTCAAAATGGTCTTAATAAAATGATAGAAGATGGAATTATTGAATCAACTTTAGAAAATTGTATTGTTAAGCATTATTTTTCTCCAAAAGATGAAAAATATGGGTGTTGCACCTATGCAAGAGAAATGTTTATACCCAAAGGAACGCTCATAATCGGTAAAATACATAGGCATCAGCATTTAAATATTATTTCCAAAGGTAAAGTAGTTGTTTATACTGAATTTGGTGAAAAACACCTTGAAGCACCTATTACTTTTGTGTCTGAAATAGGTCTAAAAAGGTCAGTTTATGCTTTAGAAGATACTTTATGGACTACCATCCATTTAACTGAATTTGTTGGAGAGGAAAATTTAGACAAAATAGAAGAAGAAGTTATTTCTCCTGACTATCAAAAAATGGGTTTGATAGATTCTGTTGATGATCTAAAGAAAATTGAAAATGAAGGAGTATAGATTATGACATGGGGACTGACTGCTGTTGCAGGAGCAACACTTGTAAGCGGTTATATGGGAAGTCAAGCTGCTAAAAGCGCTGCAAGAACTCAAGCAGATGCAGCAGCTAGAGCGCAAGATCAATTATTGGCAGCAGGACAAGAGGCTAAAGAATTCTATACACCTTATGTTGAACAAGGTAAAACTGCTTTAAGCAAAATATCTACCGATCCTTACTTTACCCAACAATTTACTAATCAAGATTTAAACGCTTATTTAGCACCTGGCTATGACTTTAGATTAAGGCAAGGTCAGCAAGCCAATTTAATGGCTTCTAATGTTGCTGGTGGAGCTGTAAGCGGTAACGCCTTGCGTAGCTTACAAGACTATACTCAAAATTTTGCTTCAGGCGAATATGCTAATGCTTTTAATCAATTTCAAGTTCAAAGAGGCAATATATTCTCTAATTTAAGAGAAATTGCAAATATGGGCTTAACAGGAGTTACTGGTCAAGCTAACGCAGTTCTTGGAACTGGAACTAATATTGCTAGTCTTGCTGCTGCTACTGGAAATGCTCAAGCAGCTTCTCAAATAGCTCAAGGAAATATTTTGGGCAATACGGCTCAATCTTTGGGAAATGTTGGTGCTTTTTATGCTATGAACAGGCCTCAGTATTACCAAATTCCTCAACAGTCTATGCAACCAAACACAACTGGTAGCAATATTGTGAACCCAGTTGCTGTAGCTTAAAGGAATTACTATGCCAGCACTAAGCACTTTACCTGATCCAAGTATTTACGGAAATGTTCAAGCTCCTAAAGCGATGTCGCTTCAGGAAATGGTTGATCTTGGCAGAACTTCTACTGCATTGCAACGAGAAAAGGCTTTGTTGCCTTCAGCAATACAGCAAGGTCAAGCACAAGCTCAAACTGCAACAATTCAAGCTGATACTAGTAAATTAGACAATGCTTTAAGGCATACAACTGCTGCAATTCAAACCCAACAACAGCTTTTAACAAAGCCTAATTTAACATCGGATGATGTGATTACAGCAACAAGGGAGCACGCTAAACGATTTGGAACTCCTGATTCTGCTGTAAATCAATCATTAGCAAATTTGCCTGTAAATGGAACTCCAGCTCAATTAAGAGAATGGTTGGCAACTAATTTAGCTAAAACTTTAAGCGCTCAAACGCAACTTGAAAAAATGTATCCAGGCGGTATTCTGCCTTCTCAGTTGCCTCAAGAAGGTTATCAAGTTAATAAGCCTGTTACTCCTTCTGCCGAAACTCCTGTTGCTCCAACAGCTCCTAAAACTGGTGTTCAACCTCAAGATATGAGCCAACCAGTTAAATCAGATTTTAGTAAACCAGTTCCACTATCTTATCCTGTAAGGCAAGCTGGACAACCTTATACAGCACTTCCACAAGAAGAAGATGAGCGTAAAGTTGGAACTGCCTCAAAACTAGCTTTATTTGAAAGACAATCACAATATCCACAATCTGAAAGAACAATCGATAGAGTTATTAAAAAAGCTAGAGAACTTGAAAAAACAGAATGGAATCAAGGCGCTGGATTTATGGGCCAAGCAGGAAGAAATATATCTGTATTTTTGGGAACTGAACAAGGTGTTTTATATAAACAATTAGCTAAAGATTTGGCTGAAACTGCTATTGCAAACATAAAAGCCATGGGTGGTTCTATGGATACTGTTGCAGGACAACAATTACAAAGAGTTGTAAATGGAGATGAAACTCTTGCTCCAAGAGCATTGATTGAAATTGCTGAAAAAACTAGAGCAGATTTAGTTGCTCTTGATTCAAAAGCAACTGCAATTAAAAAATTTACTGATAAATTTGGAGATCAAAACATTAGCGCATTTAATCAAATGTGGAAAAATAATGCTGATCCTGATATTTTTCAGTTAAAAAATATTTTTGATAATCCTAATATTTCTGCTGAAGAAAAACAAAAAGCTAGAGATCAATTAATTGGAACTAGTGAAAAACAAAAAAAGATTTTTTTAGAAAAATGGAATAACATCAAAAAATTAGAGCAAACAGGAACTCTGTAATGGATGATTTCAGCCAATTTTTAATGGGTGGGCAAGCAAAGCCAAGTCCGCAAGCCAACCCTGTTGGCGGTGTTAATCAATATAATGTTGGCAATTTAAGACCAGTTGGAGCTTCTACAGGCTTTCAACAATTTTCTAGCTATGAAGAAGGCATCAAAGCTATGGATGAGAATCTTAAAGCCTATGGAACAAAGCATAAGATCAACACTCTAAGAGGAGTTATAAGCCGTTATGCTCCTCCTCAAGACAAGAACGATACCGAAGGCTACATTAACTTTGTAGCTCAAAAAACTGGTCTAAAGCCTGATCAAGAGATTGACCTTACTAATCCTGCTGTTCGTCATGTAATTAGTGGGCCTATGATTCTGATGGAAAAAGGTGGAAAGAACATTTTTGGTGTTAAATCTGCAGTTGCTCAACCTTCTAGTCCTGTTGCTGAAACATCTGATGATTTTGCTAGTTTCTTAATGGGTGGCAAAGCAGAGCCAACTAAAGAAGTATCCAAAGAAAAGCCAAAACGAGCTGATATTTATGCTCAAAAGATTAAATCAATATCTCCAGTTGAAGAAGGCAAGAATGTTGCTAAAGGTTTAGCTTCTATTGCGGATATTGCTTTAGAAGCAGTTCCATCTGTAGCTGGTCAAGTGGTTTACGCTGGTGGCAGAGCTTTAGGTCAAACCCCTGCAGAAGCTACTAAAACAGCTCAAAAAGTATCAGGAGCTGTTCCTACATTTGGCAAAACTTTTGGCATTACTGAAGATCCTGCTTACAAGCAAGAAGCAACTCGTAGGATTATGAATCAAATTGGGCAATACATTGGTGAAAGCGCTGATGCTATTTCTCAAAAAACAGGCATCCCTAAAGAAGATGTGGAGAATATGCTTGGCACTCTAGGAATGGGTGTTGGAGCTAAATTACCATCTGCCAAAGGTGGCGCTATCAAGATTCAGGAACAGTTTGAAAAGCGTTTTCCAAAGATGGAACAAGCGCCTACAACTGCTCCAGTTGCTCCTCAAGTTGCTCCCCTTACTGGAGTTGGAGCTGCCAAGGCAGAAATCAATCCATACGCAGGAAAAATTACTGGTGAAGAAACGGCTAGGGGTCAATATCCTGTAGTAAAGCTATCTAAAATTAAACAAGATGTTCCTCAAACTGAGCAACAACTTAGATCACAAATTGCTAACGAAGTGTTAGGTGATACTGGTCAAGTTCGTAGTGGTGTTATTACAGGCAACGAAAATACTTTACGACAAGAATATACCGAAGCTAGATCGGCTAACCCAACTCCTAGAAGCGAAATACTTAAACGGCAGATTGCTGAAGAACAAAACGCTTTAACTCGTTATGCTGAAAAGCGTATAGAGGCAACAGGAGCAAGCAGAAACCTACCTACAGACTATGAGCGTGGTCAGCTCATGAATGATGCTATTGCTGGCGATGATGGTCTTACAGGATTTTTAAAATTAGAAAAACAAAAACTTTACGATGAAGCTCGTAACAAAGTAGGTGATAACCCTATACAAACTAATGCTGTAAATACTTTATTACAAAACAAACAATTTAGAGCTGGTCTAGGTCTAAAAGGTAATGAAGGTGTAGCTAAAAGCGCAGAACAACTTATTGAGTTGGCTAGAACTGTAGGCTTTGAAGATCGAGCAGGAAACATATTGCCTCCTAACAGTATTTCGGCTTGGAAAGCGGTTCGAGAGGCTTTAAATTCTGAGTGGACTAAAGACAATGCTTCAGTAATTCGTAAGATTAATGATGCGATTGATCAAGATATTGCCAAAGCTGGCGGTCAAGAGTTATACAAAAAAGCGGATAACCTACATAAAGCTGAAAAGAAAATATTTGAATCCAAAGGTATTAAAACCTTATTTGGCGATGTAGATCCTAATGGTGTTCAAACAGCAACTAATTTTGAGGCTATTCCTAAAAAACTCAATACGATGCCAGTAGATCAATGGAAACATATTTATGATACATATGATGAAATTTCTAAAGGCAGAGTTCGTGGAGCTGATTTTGACTTAGAAATTACTCCTGAGTTAATTCAATATGCAGAAGCTGCCAAAGCTGAAATGCGAGGAGCTTTAGCTAGAGAAATCTATCAAGCAGGAGCTGGCAAAGCAGGGGTATGGAATCAAAACTCTGTAAACAATCTTCTTAATAATCCAATTCGAGCCAAAAAGATTGAACACGCTTTTTCTCCTGATGAGCAACGAGCTTTCCATACGCTAAATTATGCTGGTCATATCATGCCTGGAATTCATGCTTATGAAGGCGCAGCTCTACAGGCTCAACGAGTTAGCAAGTTTGCTGAGAAATTGCCGATGATTGGTAGAGAAGTTGGAGCTGTTACTAGAGTTCCATTTGGAGCAACGATTGGTGAAAAAGTAGGTGAAAAAGCAGCTCTGTTCACAATCGGCAAATCTGAGAAAAAACAGGCTCAAAAGTTGCAAGAAGAAATGGCTAAAAACGCTCAAAAAGGCAAAACAAATCTTAAAGATATAGGTAAGGAATAATCATGGCATCAGTTCTTTTATCCCCATATGGAAATGGTCAGCAGTTTTTTGATGACAATGGAGTTCCTTTAGCTGGTGGTTTAATTTATACCTATCAAGCAGGATCTTCTACCCCATTAGTAACTTATACAGATAATGGTGGAAATATTGCTAATGCTAATCCTATTGTTTTGGATGCTTCAGGAAGAACTCCACAGCAAATTTGGTTGCTTACTGGCTACTCTTATAAATTTGTTCTTCAAAACTCTGATGCTGTATTAATTCAGACCTTAGACAATATTTATCCTATTCTTCAAAATGCTCCGGCTTCAGCTCCTGCCATTCCAAGTGGTTGCATTTTGTTATGGTCAGGCTCTACTGGTTCTATTCCTGCTGGTTGGTATTTGTGTAACGGAGCAAACGGAACTCCTGATTTAAGAGATCGGTTTATTGTTGGAGCTGGCAATACTTATGCTGTTAATGCTACAGGCGGTTCAGCAGATGCAATAGTTGTAACCCATAACCATACAGCAACTTCTACAGTTACAGACCCTGGTCATAAACATGATGCAATAACACAGACTAGCGGTAGTTCATCAGCAGGAGCGCAATACGCTGCATCATTTAGTGGTTCAGTAAATACAACTTCTACTCAAATGATTCAAACCAATACAACTGGAATTACTGTAGCTACAACTACTGCAAACTCTGGTGTAAGCGGAACTAACGCTAATTTGCCTCCTTACTATGCTCTTGCATACATTATGAAGGCTTAATGTGTCGTTTGAGTTAGATCCAGTTAAGTATGGTGTTCTTTGGAATACTGTAGAAAATAATGAAAAAAAACTTGAAGAAATGTCTAAGAAAATAGACAAATTAGAGAGTTCTATTGAACAATTAGTAAAACTTGTAAACCAATCAAGAGGCGCTTTGTGGATGGGATTGGGAATTTTATCGGTCATTAGCGGAGTAATTGGCTTTGTAGGGAGTTACTTTTCAGGAAAATGAAAATGTATGTCAGACCAATTCGGATTTTTGGAAGGAGCAAAATCCCTCAGTAGCTCCTTAAATGCTAGTAGAGATGTAAGCAAAGAGCTTTCCAAAAGCATTTCTGATACTCAAAAAGAAGCTACTGATCTAGCAGTTCAACGAAATTTAGATAGGCGCAGAGAACTTAAAGAAAACGAAATACGCAAAGAGTTGTTTCTTAAAAGAGTGTTAATTCAATGGGAACATCAAGAATCAGTAAGACAAGAAGAAACAAGATTACGAGCTGAGTTCTTAAAAAAGTATGGACAAAGATGGGCAGAAGTAGAGGCTTTGAAAGCCAAGTTGGAAAAACAAGAAAAAGAGTTGCAGAAAGAATTTAATAAAGATTTAAAAAAGGCTCAAATTGCACAATTTTGGTGTTTTGTAGTCGCAGGATACATAGGTTATTACTTGGTATGGGGAAGTAAATGATGGAAACATTACTTGGAATACTTAAAGGAGTTGCTCCTGTTTTGGCTACAGCAGTTGCAGGGCCAGCAGGAGGCGCAGCAGTTGGTTGGATAGCATCTAAATTAGGCATAGATGATGCAACTGTTGAAGGTGTTACTAAAGCCCTAACTGGTGATCCTGAAATGGCACTAAAACTCAAAGAGTTAGACCTTGAATATGCCAAACTAGAAGTTCAGGATAGAGATTCTGCAAGACAAGCCTATG